GCCAGCCTCATATTTGTTTTCATATGCCTCTTCCTGAAATTCTTTTTCTGCTTTTAATTCTTCTTGCCGTTGTTCTTCTCTTTCTTCTTCTTGCTCTTTTTGTTCTTCTTTCCACTTTTCTCTACCTTCTGTTATTACATTTGCAATTTGATTATTATACAGCTGCTTGACTTGTTTTTTTGCTTTTTGAGCTTTACTATCGCTGATATCAAAAGTGTCGATAAGGCTGAGCTGCATGTTTTTATCTCTTTGGAGTTTTTCGACTTCTTTTTGATAATCTTCAACAATATCTGATAATCTTTGTTCAAACTTATAATCTTTTATATCTTGATCAAGTTTTTCCATGTATGTCTCAAAAGGAGTAGCTTCTGATGTTGTATCTTCACCACCATCGCTGTCTTCTTCTATAACCGAACTCCCAGAAGAACCACTTTTTAAAATGTTCCATCGTTCGATTATATTTTCTAAAAGCTGTATCTGGTCATCTAGTTGCATATTTTCTTTTACAACACCAGGCATAGCAAATCTAGAACTTCCGTTGTCTTCTCTTTTTTGTCTAAATTCTTCTAATCTAGCCTCTGCTTCTGACAATTCATCAATATTTAGTATAGCTTTTTGAGCTTCTTTTCCACCTTCCCAAGCAAAAGGAAGTCCTAAAGAGCGTCCAAACATATCAGATAAATAAAATATTTTAGGTAGTAAATCATCTTCTAAAAAAGGTATGACTGTTGTTTGAAGATAAGGTACCAAATCTGTCATTATACTCCTTTTCATTGATTTGAATTGTTCTGTCAATGTATGGAGTTGATCCTTTAAGTCTACCCAACTTTGAATGTCTTCATCATTCATTTTAAGATTCAAATCTTCAGCTTTTTCTTGCAGATCTTCAATACTATCTGTGCCGGAGTTAAGAATCGGGATTAATTCAGAACCTCTGCGACCGAATAATTCCATAGCTGTCGCATTTCTTTCGGTTTCGGTTTCCATTGAAGCTAATGATTTAATTGTCTCAGGGAAAATATTATCCATATCTCTTAAATTCCCGTTCGAATCTTTGAGTTTGATATTTAAATCATTCAGAATGTCAGTATATTGATTGCCACCTTCTGAAGCGTTCATTACATTCCTTGTAAACCTTTGAACACCTGAAGCAAGACTGTCGATATCAGAACCATTCTGTTCAGCGATATACGACCATTCTTGTGTGGCTTCAGCAGTCAGGCCTATTTGTTGGCTTAACTTATCCACTTTGTCAGCGTAATCCATTGTTTTGCTTATTTCTCGGCCCATTACATACCCGGCAGAAGCGATAGCGGCACCAGCTACAGCCATGCCGGTCGCTAGCATTCTTCCAGCCTTTTTGAGATCGTCTAATCCTAATTTTGCATTTCTAGCTTGTCTGTTAGTCTGTTTAAGTTGACTATTAAAAGTATCCAGCTTGCTTTCGGCCTGAACTATATCCCGCTTAAACTCACGATATTGAGCGTTGTCTATTTCTCCGTTTTTGAATTTCCTTTCAATCTCGCTTTGTGATTGTTTTAAAGAGTCGAGTTCTTTAGTTGTTGCGTCTATTCTGTTTTTAAGCAAGGATTGTTTTTGAGACAAAAGTTCTGTTGAGTCAGGTGAAAATCTTAAACCTCTATTAACTTTATACAGCTCGCGTCCTATTTTATTAGACTTTTTTCTAACATCTTTCAACGCCGCATTAAGCCCTTTAGTTTCTGCGCCAATTTTAACCGTTATCCCTTTTATGGATTTAGCCATTTAATCACCTCCCGAGCAAAAAATTTTCCACTTCTTTTTTTGAAGATATTGTTTTGTTTGATAAATTATCATTGCTTTTTCCGTTATATCTGTCCCAAATTTTAATAAATTCACTCAGCGAGTATTCATTTAATTCTTTTGTTGCCATATTAATTTTTTTGGCCATTGCATAAATTGTTAAGTCCAACCTATCTGTATCATTTTCGCGGTTTTTGTTCTGACTCTGGTTTCCCTCCAGTTTTTCTTGAAGGAAAAAAGCCTTGCGCTGCTTCAGCAACTATCCCCCCAATAAACTTAGGATTAGTAATTTGCAAGTCTTCATTTTTATTTACCCATTCTTCAAAATCAGGGAAACTTTCACCATAGTGTTCGGCTTTATTCATTGCCCAAGTAATTCTGAGCAGAAATTGAGAATTAAAACCAGAAAAATCACTATTCATTAGTTTTTGCATGTTTTCGCTTTGAAATTCAACTAAATCAGCAATTAAATCTCTATCAAAAGCCTGCGCATAATTAGTAAGAGCGGGCGTTGTAGCCCGCACTCTTAATTCATTATCATTTATTTTTATTGTTCTCATTAATTGTCACCCCTAAGTAATTGTTATTGAAGGCATTGGGACTTCATCGAAGAAAGCATCAAACCCAGTATCGGATTCTTTAAGCGAATATTTAACATATCTTTCGTCAGATTTATCTTCCGCCATCATTGATAGATCCATATTTTTGGTGCTGATATTTGCAGCTGGGTTGTTAGTTTGATGATCCTCTGAAGGCCTTTGAGCTTTCACTCTGTAGAAAACAGTCCTTATTTTTTCTTCATCACCTTCGGTTTCAAACATCAAAGCAAATTCTTTCGGTTTATCATTCGAAGACTCAACTATACCCCCGTTGTCATCTACTGTGTGGCCTTGCATTTCAGCTAATACGTTATCAGGGAAAATACTTTGCTCAATACTCCCTGTATACCCATTATTGCTTATCTCTTCGCCTGCTTTCACATTGTCATGATGGTGTTCTGTTGTTTCGCCAGCTGGGGTAACAGATATGTTGACTGTCCCCGGCATAGCTTCCGGATCTGCATAATTACCACTTGCTGCTTCTGGGTCAAAAAAAGCAACGTGCGTTTTGCTTATTCCAAATTCATAATTATTTGGCATTTTTCCACTCTCCTTAAATTATTGATATTTCGTAAACTGTCTGATATAAATCTTCTTCAGGAATCGGCGATCTTGACTTATCATAGGCCAATCCGTTTTCTTTAAACAAATTATCTAATTCCTTTTCAACCGGCGGGTAATATTTAGTCTGATACAATTCAATTTGAAAGTTTTCGATATCTAAATAATTAATATTATCCGCTATCAAATCATCATTGCCTGTACTCAAAATAGTAATAAATGGAGGAATCTGTGGCTTATTAAAAGTGTCATAAGTTACTGGATAGCCAAGTGTCTGCAATAATGTTACTACCTCTGCATAAGTCAATTAACCACCCCTTTCTATAATCTTTTCGATATTTCTTTCCATTTTAGGCACATATTTTTCATAAGCCGGGATAATATGGCCGCCTTTTGGGCTAGGTGGAACTCTACCTTCTCCACCAGCCTTGGCATGTCCAAACTCTAAAAGATGTGTCAGTGACGGCTTATCTTTGTTGTAGATGGTCACAACAGTTTCCCCATCGCGTTTGCTGGTTTTTCTACTCCAGCCATCTCGGTAATCTCCAGAGTCAACAGGTGAATTATCTTTGATTTCTCTTTTCATTTTTGTGGCGGTGGAACTTACCTCTTTGTCAATAGCTTTGCTAACTTCTTCAGTATAATCTTTGACAGCTTCAGTTAGCTCAACTGCTATATCTTCAGCTTTAATTATTTTAGACATCGCCATTCACCTTCTCGCAGGTCAAAATAGTTTTAGCTCCCATTGATTGAGCTTGAATCACATTGTAAATATCACCATCTGGAGTTACTGGATATTTAATTTCTTTTTCTCCGCCATATTCTATTGACCTAATTTCAAACTTAAGCTCTGGCCTCAATCCCTGACTGGCTGCATTATAATATTCAGATGATCCGATTGAATTTTCATTTGCAAAAACTTTTCTTTCAGTACGCTCTTCAACTTCATTCAAATATTCATCTTGAGTAACAGTTGTAGAAATAAGGTATATAGTTTTGTTATATCGCATTTATTCCACCACCGTATTATACTCTGATAGCAGCGCCATTTTATTTTTTAGGTTTTCATATACTTCCAGAAACCTTTCAGCTTCTTCATTGTCATACCCAAAATGGCCTTTTGCATAAAGGATAATCGCGTGCTTAGTTAAAGCATCATTTTCATCAACATTGACAATTCCAGCAGTATTAAGATCAAGTTTGCATGATTCGATTAATCCAGTTACTTCTGCATTATAATCATCATTTGTAATTCTTAATGAAGTCTTAACATTGTCTAATAAGGCCATTTAATCACCTAATTTCTTTTCAGCTGCTATAGCTTCATCTTTACCTTGCACTTTTGAGTTGTCGCTTAACTCATACCAGCCGCCACCAGTATGCTTGGGAAAACTTTCAATTTCTAATTTTTTCAAAAACCCTTTATCTTGTAGTTCTTTTATTCTTTCTGGATTGTCAGATTCGTATTTGCTGCCTTTTTCGTATCCTTCGCGAGTATTTTTATCGATGAAAGGTTTTTTTACAGTTATTTTCAATTTCACCACCTCATTTAAAAAGGGCTAGCATTATAGCCAGCCCCATAAATTATTTAATTAAGCTACAGTTCCTTTTTGAACAATAACAACCCCATTAGGATCAAGAATCTTTCCATCAGCAACTAATAGTGCTTTGTCTACTTTTTCATTATTATCATGATCAGTCCAGCGATACATTGTCATCTGCATGTTTGAGTTAATTGCATAATCTGATAGTTTACAGAACACAGCAATTACATCACCAGCAGTAGCAGAATCAAAAGGAGCTACGACATCATCTTCAACTAAAATAACTTCCCTTCCCCCAAATCTTTCTTGAGGCCCATTTGCGATTCCATAATTAACTCTTCCAATTGGTTGGCCATTAGTGTCTGTCATACCGTCGACATAACCCTCAAATGTTCCTGCGGCCATAATGAATGAACCGCCCGCTCTATAGGCAAGAGGAATCTTTGCAAATATTTTCTTTTTCCATGTACTCCATTCAACAATTTCGTTTTCATTGAGTTCTAATTTATTTTCAACGGGTACTCTAGTATCTTTAGTAATTCCTAAAGGAGCACCGGAACCAGAACCACTAATAATTGCTTTATCCATAGCTTTAACCATGGCTTCAACAATTAGTTCAGTAAGTGTATTTTCAAAAATACTTAAAGTTGTTACATCAGCAAGCAAAGATACTGAAATTCGGCACTCCAGGCCAAAGTAAGTAAATGTAATTTTGTCACTCATGTCTAATTTTTGTCTATCAGAAGTAGTTGTTTCGTCTATCCAGGTAGCTGTAGGTTTTAGTGAATTAACTGGAACCTGCACTCCACCTTTAATGTTAGTTTTTCTAACACGGCTGAATATCTGGCCGTATTCTTCCATTTTGTCGATAACTTCTTCCATGATAGTGGTTGGAATCACAGCGCCAGCATCAGTAGTAGTAGTTGCTTCATCTACATTTTGAAATTTTTCGGGAATCTCATCAATTTTTCCAGTCTTAGCGAAATTCATAAAAGCTTTTCTGTACTCAACAGAAGCAAATTTATCTTCGTTTTTCAAATCTTCATCTCCTTTGTTATTAATCTCATCGTCAACAATGAAATTATTTTTCTTAGGCTCTTTATCTTTCAAAGCGTTCATATTAGCCTGAGCCTTAGCGACTTTTTCAAACTTTTCGTCAAGCTCTTTAATTTCATTTTCTTTCGCCTCATAACCTTCGACATCATCATTATTTAGCATTTCTTCTGCCTCAGCTAACAAATTATTTCTTTTTTCAATATAAACTTTTTTAGTTAACATTAAACATCACTTCCTTTTAGTTTTAGTAATTTTAGTCTTGCTTCATAGACATTTTTATTATCATCATTTTTCGGCTCTTCAATTTCATCTACCAAATCTTTATCTTTAAGTAAATCTCTTAACTTATTAACTACTTTAGGAGGTAAAATAACTTCATTACTTGCTTTAAAACTAGCAGCTAATTTATTGCCTTCATCAAACATGATCCGATCAACAAATCCTTTTTCTTTGGCCTCTTGAGCATTCAACCATTTTTCGCTGTTCATTAAATCAAGCAATTCTTCTTCAGATAAATTGGTTTTGAGCCGATAAGCATTAGCAATAGATTTGTTATAATTTTTTAAGACTTCTGCCTGGTGCTCCATCTCTCTATAATCTCCCTGGGCTCCACTTGATACATTATGTATCATTATTTGAGCTGTAGGAGATATTTCTACACTACTGCCAGCCATTGCTACAACACTAGCTGCGCTAGCTGCAACGCCAACAATTTTTACATCTACATTATTTGAGTGGTCCTTTAAAATTGTGTAGATTTCAGAGCCTGAGAAAACATCACCTCCAGGACTATTGATAACCACTTCTAAATCTTCGTTTTCTACTTCATTTAATAGCTGATCTACATCTCTGGGAGTTGTAACTTCATATCCAAATAATTCATAAATCCATTTCTCATCATTTGCTACAATTATTCCTTTAATCGGTATCTTCATCTTCTACAAATTCACCTCCCTCGACTTCTGCTGTATCCAGCCTTCTAATTGGTTTGTCTCCGCCATCAATAGGCCCGAGATTCATAATTTCGCGCCACTCATTAGGAGTTAAAGCACCTCTATCAACCATATTTAGTAAATTAAGCTTTGTTTTCATGGAAGCATACTGTAAACTGCTTGCCTCAAAGATAATCTTGTTTCCAAAACCTCTTTCTTTGCGAGTGAACAACTTTCTCGTAAATTCTTCACTCATTTGTTTAGCAAGTGGTTCGATTTCAGCCTCATAATAAGCTATCCACTCATCTTCGTTATATTTTGACTGAATAATTTTTTCATTTGTGCCAAAAAAGTTATATACCCTAATTTTTGTTCTATCCATTTGTGCAGCATTCGGAACATAATCATTAGGCTCTACTTGTTCAGCATCGAAAGAAGGATCTGTAGCAGCTGCCCCTATTTCGTTTTCAATTGACAAATAGTTGTCAACAAACTTTTCCAATTCAACCTGTTTGTCTTCTGGCCTAATTTTAGATTTAAATTTCAGCAGCCAGCGAATAATAGCTCCATTTTTGATCGCCTTCACAATACCTTGATCAGTTGTGTTAGCAACTTCCATCAATTGCTCAATCGCGTGTTTAGGTGGTGCTCCAAAAATATCATTCTCATTAAAGTCCTGCCTTAAATGAATAACATCTTTGTATGGAACGGTTAAAAATTTAGCATTTTTGAGAGTGAATCTGAGCATCATCTCATCATCTTCATAAATAACCTCTACACCAGTCGCTGGAACTGGATATAACTCCACCGGATAGCCAAAATCGTCTCTAACAATCAATATAAAAGCATTATTATTAAGCTGTAATTGGTTAGTTACCTTCTCCTGCATTAACTGACCTGTCATATAAGGGTTTGGTTCTTCTAAAAGAAATCTCATGTAAACATCAGGGTTTTCTTTTAAGCTATCTTTAGTTTTTCTTATATGTTTAGCATTTAACTTTCCAACCGCTTTTGCTTTTGGCCTTACACAAGAACGAATAATATCTGACTCAAACAATTCTCCATTCCAAGCATAAAAACCGTTGCCTCTTTGAGTTATTAGTTTCATTCCAGTTTTAGTTGGGCTTTTGTTGCTGAAAATATTTTTTATCTTGCTGAATAATCCCAAATAATCACCCCCTAAATCATATTTTCATAATCTTGCATTTTATCTTGAAGTATCACATAAGCATTAAGCATAGCAGCTGTACCATCTATCCTTTTCCTTTGATTCCGTTGCTTTGCTGGTTGTATATTAAGATTTTTATCTATATCTACTGAAGTATTGCTTAAACACCACTTAGTTGTTGGGTGATTGTTATAATTAATTTTTTTAGCTTTTAAATCAGCTCCTAGTTGCTTCATTGGACCTGATAAAGTCTTTTTACCCTGAATGACTGGAATCATTGCTTCTTTCCCAAAGTGGCCTTGCATTTCTTCAACCCAATAATTAGCACTCCAAGAGTCATACCCTATCCAAGGGATATAAATATCTAATTCATTCTGCACCTCTAAATACCATTGAGTAACGAACTTAGGATGCACCTTATTACCTGGAGTAGTTCTCATATAACCTTGTTCTTTCCATAAATCATAAGGTATCTTATCTTCTCTTGCTCTTTGTTCTAATAAATCTTCTGGTAACCAAAACATTGATATGTTATAAATAGTTGGGTCATCTGGGACCATAAAAAGAACACTACTTGCAGTTAAGTCAGTAGTGCTGGATAAGTCAGTTCCTCCAATACCATAACGAGGTTTTAGTTTTTTAATATCAAAAGTAGCTGTATTATTTAATTCTTCAAAGTTTAACCACGCTTCAGAAGAAGTTTCTCTAATATTGAAATCTTTAGTTAGCAAGTTTTTTATCAACAAAGAATTATTTTGAGCTTTATGAACTTTAGTTTCTAAGTTGTCTGTTTTCTTAATAGTTCCCAGGCCTGGATTAGCCTTTTCCCAGTTCTTTCTGTCGGTCCATTCTGACCTTTTATCTAATTCATAGATGATCGGCAGGAATCTTTCATCTTTGTAGCCTTCTGGATCATCAAAACCATTAATAATCATTTCTGCTTCATCATATTTTAAATCATAAACTTGCTCTCTAACAGTACCAGCAGTTGTGATCATGAATATTAAAGGTTGCTCTCTTGTTGAAGTACCGTCTTTAATAACATCATAAAGATTTTTGTCTTTCCAAGCATGTATTTCATCAAGACTAGCTCCATGAACATTTAAACCATCTAATCTGTCGCTGTCAGAGCCGAGAGGCACAAAAGTAGAGTCATTATGCCGGCCTTTTAGTTCTTTAACAAGCGGCTTAATGCTTTTAAGTAAAAAAGGCGACTTCTTGACCATTCTTTTAGCTTCTGACCAAACTATCTTTGCCTGTTTCTCTTTTGTAGCAACAGCATATATTTCGGCCCCTGGTTCATTGTCAGCTACTTGAAGGTATAAAGAAATCGCCGACGAAAGAGTTGATTTCCCATTCTTCCGAGCGACAACTAATAATACTTCTCTATATTTTCTTGTCCTATCAATTTTGTGAACAAAACCAAAAGTAGCTGCTATAAAAGCCTTCTGCCACAATTCTAATTTAAGGGGCTTACCGCCCCATTTACCTTTTGACTGTTTACAAAAATTTTCTATAAACTCAATTGCATGATTAGCGTGGCCAAAACTATATTCCCATTGACTTTGTTGATCATCAATGTCATTAACTAATTTTTTATAAACTTTTTCAACTTTTTTAGATGTTATGATTTCGCCAAACTTGATTTTATTATAATATTGAATGATCGGGTTATAACTTAATGGGTATCGTATATAATCACTATTATTTTTCTTGGTTTTAGACTTTTTATTTTTTCCTTTTGAATGTTGCCAACATCTCCACTCTTCGGGTGGATTATCTTTAAATTCTTTTTCTCTGCTGCATCTACTGCCATTATTTTTCTTGCCAGAACACCTAACAATCATTTTTTAATCAGGCCTCGAATTGGCAAACTGTTCTAATATATCAAGTTTTTCATCTTTGATGTCTTCCTCCTGAGGAAGCATCTTAATTAAGTCTTTTGTGATGTCTTTATATTTTTGCAGCAGTTTAATATAACTTTTAGAAGCTGGGTCCTCTCTCCGAATCTCATAATCTCCCTGGGGCATAATATCAACAAAACCATGTTCCAATAAGTCAACTTTTATTTCTTCTAAAGAAATTCTGATAAAAGCTAGTTCATCAAGAAGGCCATCAGCTATTGCTTTTTTATCTTCTTCTAATTCTTTGTAGATTCCTTTTAGATTTTCTTTTTCTTTTTTAATCCTTTTCTCTTTGCTTAACTTTTTGTTACTCAAGCTAAAAACCTCCTTTCTAAAATAATTTTTGGGGTGGGGATAGGCCGATTTTGGGCGGATGTATTATTTGTGCA